GAATCATGACCGAACTAAATATCGTCCCCGTGGACGAGTTCGAAAACCAAGAAGAACCAGTAAGAGAAGCCTTCACCGTCGATGACGATGCTAAGGCAGATTGGGCGATGCGAAAACTCGCCTCTATTCGGCGAAAGCAAGCCGAGAACAAAACCATCCATGACCGAGAAGTTCAAAGGGTCTTAGAATGGCTAGAAACGGTCAATACAGCCCTTGAGAGGGATGCCCTGTACTTCGAAGCCATCCTCAAGCCATACGCCCTTCTACAACGCTCTGAGGGGCGTAAATCGGTAGTTCTGCCCCATGGCACTATCAAGACCACGGCGGGTCGTCCGAAGGTCGAGATTGAGAACGCAGATGAGTTCATCAAGTGGGCTGAGGCTTCATTGCCTGAAGCGGTTCGTATCAAAAAAGAAGTTGATAAAACCGTGTTGAAAGACTTGATTACTGATACAGGTCAGGTAATATCAACCCAAGGCGAAATTGTTCCTGCGGTCAAGGTTCTTCCAGCCGAGACTTCAGTTTCATTCGTAATCGGAGAGTAGGAGAGAGATATGGAAACCAAACTAACAATCGCTCAAGCAATGAGCGAAATTATGAAATCAGTTGGTGGTATCGCTAAGAAAGACCGCAATCAGGCACAGGGATTCAATTTCCGTGGCATTGATTCGGTAGTCAATGCGGTATCTCCAGCGCTTCAAAAGTATGGCGTCGTAGTTGTACCTTCAGTTGAAGATTACTCATACGACACAGTTGAGATTGGTCGCAATCGAACTGCGATGGGTCATGTCAAAGTCAAAGTGACCTACACATTTATCGGACCGAACGCAGACGCAATCAAAACGACCGTAGTTGGAGAGGCTATGGATTCGGGAGATAAAGCAACAGCGAAAGCGATGTCAGTTGCTTTTAGAACCGCATTGCTTCAAGCGCTTTGCTTGCCAACAGATGAGCCTGACCCTGATTCACAGAGTTATGAACGCTCATCCGCTGAAGATGTTATTGCTCCGAGCGCAATCTTGATGAAGATTACTCAAGCAACAACCATTGATGCTCTTAGTGAAGTCGGGCAGTACATTGCTCAAAACGCTAAGGGCTATTCCCCTGAATTACTTACACAATTCCGTGAGAAGTTTGCGACACAGCAAAAGAATCTCGCGCCGATGAAATTGGAAGAGGACACCAATGACAGCACAGTTGAACCAGCCGGAGTTACCGTATAACGGAACTTCAGGACATAGCGGTACAGATACTTCAAAGGCTCGAGCGGTTAGTTCTGACCGCTCGGGTAAGACAGCACTTCGTCAAGCGCAAGCGCTGAATCTTTTAGCGGAGAGAACTTTCCATGGATTGACTTGGAAAGAATTATCAGAACGCACCGGACTTCATCATGGAACGGCTTCCGGTGTACTCTCCGTCCTCCACAAAGCGGGACGCATAGCGCGTTTGAAAGAGATTCGTAACGGTTGTAAAGTCTATGTAGACCTGCGATGTGTGAATGGTCGTACAGTTGAATATCAGGGACGGAAGAAATCTTGTCCCCATTGCGGAGGTAATTTATGAGCATTAGATGGATGACAAAAGTTTGGTCCGATTCCCCATACAACGGCACCCGACTGATTCTCCATTTAGCGCTCGCAGATATGGCTCACGATGATGGCAGATTTTTCGCATCTCAAACGCATCTAGCACAAAAGGCTCGTTGTACGACTCATTATGTTCGAGAAGTCGTCAATGAGATGATTGCTAACGGTTGGATTGCGATTATCACGAAGGGCAATTCTCGGGGTAAAGCGACCGTTTATCAGTTGCTCATACCTAAAGAACTCCCTAACTCAGATAGGGAGATAGATTCAGAACTCCCTAACTCAGATACCCCCAACTCCCAAACTCTGACCCCTCAACTCCCTAACTCTACTTCACACCACTCGTCCTATACATCCGTCCTATCTACAACAAAGAGCGACGAAACTGCTATCGCAGTTCGTCCTGATTTTGAAGAGGTAGCAAAGAGATGGTGGGAAAAACAAACAGTCAAGCCTTTAGGTAAAGGCGCTTGGCACTCTTTGTTGAAAGTTTGCGAAGCCGCGACGAAACGCGGATACAACATAGACCAAATTGAACGGGCGTTAGATTATGTTGGAACCGTGCCAACAATGCGACAGATGGATTTAGTTCTTCGTGGAGTGGGTGTAAAAAACCGCAATGAGAAAAACGCGGTGACCGCTATCGAACTCTCAGAAAAGTTGAAAGATGAAACTATCTGAAGTCCCGATGCTACTTGGATTCGCTTCATTCATAGACAATCGATTATCGGTCGATGAGTTGCGAGCAAGGGCTTGGTTTGACGCACTTGATGAAGATTTGGAATTACCTGAAGCAAAAAAGATTGTGTCTGCTTGGTACGCTAACCATGACGGAGTAATCTCACCCTCTCATCTAAATCGAGAGTGGCGTAGTCGGAAAGCATCAATAGCAGAAAGACAACGCTCCGAAGCAATGAGCCGTGAGTTCGAAAGAGCAGAGCGAGAGAAGGCACCGCCGGAAGTTGTAGCGAATTATCTCGCGCAGATTCGCGAGAGTTTGAAGAAGGGTAAAGATGCTTCGCTGGAAAATGATTCAGGGGAAATGGCATCTAACTCATGAAGATATTTCGATTTGTCGATTGGTATTACAGATGGAAGTTCAAACGAGCGCAAAAATATGCCCTGCTTGCTTGGACGCCATCGCGGATGAAAGACTCCAATGGCAAAATCTAAACCTCTCAAAGTTGATGACGAAACCCGATTCACAGTTCTAGGTCGCGGTCATTATCGGTGTGAAAGATGCCGAGAAGATTTCCTTGGAAAGCATGTTTCGATTCATCACCGCCGACCAAGAATGATGGGCGGTTCAAAAAACGCTAACCTTCATAAACCTGCGAACTTGATAGCCCTATGTGGTTCGGGGACTACGGGTTGCCATGGATGGGTTGAGTCCAATCGAGAGAAGGCAAGGACTTTTGGATACCTGATTCAAAAAGTTGAGTTCGCCGAAGAGATTCCTTTCAAAGACCTCAATGGAGATTGGTGGCTGATTGATAACGAAGGACAAAAAGTACAACTTGACACTTATCGGGACTTGCCTCATGTTTAGATTATGTTCTGCCTATGTTTTGCCGATGACGAAGAGCAATTGGTCTATCGGCTTGAGTTCGAAAAGCGTCCTTGGACGACCAACGCCGAACGCGCTGGCAATCGTTGGGAACGCGCTACTCTCACAAAAGAGTGGCGTGAAGCCTTCGCTTGGTTGGCTAAATCCGAACAGGTTCCCGAGATGCGTTGGATTAGTGTCACAGTTGAACCGCATCAAAAAGGGGGTCGCCTCCAAGATGTAGGAGCATGTAACCCCGCAGTCAAAGCGGCGATTGATGGGCTAGTGGATGCTGGAGTTCTCCCGGATGATTCACCTGAGTTCGTTAGGTCGTTGATATTTCTGCCCCCCAAGAAAGACAAGAACTCGTTAGTTATTTATATTCGCGGAGCATTGAAAGAGAGGAAAATCGCTTGAATTGGGAAATCATTTGGACAACTTTGGGAATTGGAATAGTTGGGCTATTCTTACTCCCCTTGTATATGGTGTTACTTATTGCGCTCGAGAAGGCTAAGACAAAAATCCATCTTGAGTTCATAGCAACAGCGAACACGATAGAGAAGAAAGTAAAGTTTGATGAATCGCTCGAACGCTTGTTCGAAGAAGGAGAGGCTCTATGAGTACGGTTATGGAAGCAACAGAATTAGACGGACAAGGTTTGGATGAAGTACGACTTTTGACAGATGCGATTCGAACCCATCAAGCGCAGATTCATGATTTGGGTAAGAGACGGAAACAGTTGATTTTGCGACTTCGGAAACAGCGCATCACTTATCGAGAGATAGCGCTCGCCATGGGAGTTAGCGAACAGTTGATTTACAAGATTATCAAGAACGATATTCCTAGAGAGCCTGAGTACGATGCTCAAGGGAACCTGATTCGTAGACGAGGACGCCCCGCAAAACCACTCTCATGAAGTTCATTGAACTTTTCGCAGGTATTGGAGCGTTTCGGTTAGGTCTTGAAAACACAGGGCATGAATGTGTTTGGGCTAACGAATGGCTAGAGAAACCGAGGAAAATTTATGCCCGAAATTTCGGAGAACAACCCGACTCAAGAGATATTAGAAATGTTTCCGCTGGAGACATTCCTGACGCCGACCTCCTCGTTGGAGGATTCCCTTGCGCTAC